CGGTCGCATGTGACCAATCTGGCTTTGGTGATGTACGCCAGCACCTTGGCGGCGACTGTGTTTGATTTGAGTGCGAAGGCTTCGTTGCTGCACTCGTCATTGGCTTTGGGCTGCTTGCCCTTTCCTCTTCCTACGGTCATGGGTTCCCTCCAATTAGAACGGTAAGTCAAAAACCAACTTCGTCAGATGTTGGTCAGGTATTTCAATCTCAAGCACGTCGATCAGTTCAAGGATCTTGGTGCGGTTGGTGAACTCCTCGGCCTCGTCAGTGCCGTGTTTGAGTTCCAGAAAGTATTGCTGGTGGTCGCTGCTGTAGCCATAGGCCACGCTTCCACTCGGATGGTCAACGGTGTAGTGGCTCATTGTCTGCCGAACTCCTGCTTGATAGCACTGCGAAGATACGCTGCCGGTTTGTCTGCTGTCGCAATCCGAGAGTCCAAGTCTTGCAACCAGACCTTTCCTTTTGCGGGGCCGTGGATGCCCTCTACAAGCCTTGGGAGAATCATTGAGGTAGTAGGCGTCAAACCGTTTGCAACGGCCCAGCGGGCAACCTCGACCTTGTATGGCGAAGATTCAGGATCGAGGCCAGCAGCCTGCAGCCTTGTCTCCGAATCGGTAATAGATTCAGTCAGTGATTGCTGAGGCTCTTTCTGTCTTTCTCTCTCTCTTTCTTTCTTTGGCATATGGGTCGGCAATGCATCCGCATATGCGCTAGCATTATCTCCTTTGCCCCACCGGGTTTGCGCTGCTTTGCGACCCTTCGCTACTCGATCGGCTGCGGCGTCCATTTCAGCCCGCATCCGCTCGTTGTAGAGGCCATCAGATTCCTCATCGACTTGGAACTTGTCACGGATCGCCTTCCATGTGTCAACGCTCATGCCGTCCGCCAGACGGCTCAGGCGGTCGAAGTCGTTGGGCAGTTCGCCGGACTGAGCCTGCCAGCAGAGAAGGCGGATATACGCACCCACCTCTTCGTTGGACAGGTGAGCCGTGCCAGCCATGAACGCGCCGGGATACCACTTGACGAATGCGAAGTTCATACCAAGTCCCCCTGAAGGCTTTGGGCTGCATCGTCCAGTTCGATCATCTGACCTTGCAGCCTGATGATGAACTGGTCAAGCGTGTTCAGTTCCTGATCTGTCGGCTGCTCAGCCATGATGTTCTGGCTCAGGTCATTGATGCACTGGCTCGTGACAAGTATGCGCTTGGTCACTTCGCGCAGATGGTTCATGCGTGCTGGTGTCATGCTTCCACCTTTCCGAACTCAGCCTTGGCTGCTTCAATCACGGTGTCAATGATGGCCTCAAGTTGCTGCTCGATTTGCAGCAAGTCTTGATCATGCCCGGTGGCTTTCAGTTCCACGGCAGTCTCTTTGATTTCTTTGCACTTGCCTGCGATCGCCAGCAGGTCAACGGCTTCAATGTGAATGGTTGTCATGTCAGTTCCTCTCTGGGTTTAGTTCGTACCATAAGGTTGAGAATGCGACCTCTGCGACTGCTGGCACGACTGCGTTGCCGAGGGCTCTGTTTCTTGCTTTGTGTTCTCTTGCATCGTCCAGTTCATCGGGAAGCCCATCAGAGTGTCCACCCACGCTGCATTCAACTGTGTGCGGCGGTTCCCATTCGTATTGCTGTCTGTTGGCAGATGCAGGCCATCTTTGTCCTGATGAGACTTGATTCTTGGCAGAAGTGCCTTCTCTTTCAAGATATTGAAGTTCAAAAAAGCGTTTGCTGTTTTCATTGATAATGCTCCCCTGAACACTGCTTTCCTCAAGGTTGCTATATGTCCCATGTTGTTTGCCATCGAAGCAGTCGGGGTTGGAAACGCCAAGTATGAACCATCGCGTCCGTTGGTGTGGTGCGCCAGTTTCGCTCGCTGTGAAGCAGCCAGCCGTCGATCTAAAACCCAATCGTTCCAAGTCGCACAAGACATTGTGGAGTACGGAATGGTGTCCCGGTGATTCTGCTGAAGTGATCCCCTCAACATTCTCGAAGAAGCAAGCCCTAGGTTTGAGAACAGCAAGCCCTGAAGTGATGACGGGCCAGAGGTGTCTAGGGTCTTTGGTCGCTTTACGGCTACCACTGAGACTGAATGGTTGGCAGGGGAATCCGCCAGAGACAATATCCACGCATCCTCGATACTTTGACCAAGGGAACCTGTGAAGATCCGGGTAGATAGGTGCTGCATCCAACTCACCTTTTCGCATCTTTTGCTCCAAGATTGATACACAGAAGGCTTCCCGTTCCACCATAGCCACTGTTCGCATGCCTTCGATGCATCGGTGCAGTCCGAGGTCGATGCCTCCGATACCAGCGCAGAGGGAAAGATGGCGCATGTCATTTGACCTCCTCTTGCATCTTGCGACGGGTCTGGATCGTCTGCTGAAACTGTTTAGGCAGGCAGTTCATAGGAACCATGAAGGTGATGCCATACGCCTTCATCATCACAGTATCGTTCTTGGCGGGCATATCATCCCACCGCTTTGCTTCGCCGCAGAGTCGGCACAAGCAAGTGCTGTCGCTTATCTCTTGCCAATCGTGCAGGCACTCTCTTCGCCTAAGCACGACCTCGCCCGCTGGCGAGATTTGTTCATCTTCGTGGTGATCGTCTTTAGGATCACGAGTTTCGTTCGTCCAAAAGTTCATATCAGTTCCTCTCTGGTTTCGTTTGGGTTCGAGACCACCGCCCGATGCGGTGGCCTCTGGCTGTTCTCATTAGAACGGAATCTCACCCTCGTTGATTGGCGCTCTGGTTTGTTGTCCGAACGCAGCCCTAGGCTCTTCGTCCAACTCAACAACCTCAGTTACTTTGAGACTGAAGAACCGCTTGCCGTCCTTCTCTTTGACCCATGCTGCGATTTGCAACTTGCGTCCTTCGATTTCAAGCGGGCCGCTGTATGGAGGTCGCTTACCACCTGCCTCGCCATTGTTGAACAAGGCACCATTTCCAACGTCGTTGTACTGCTTCATGCTGTTTCCTTCACTCTTTTCAGCCACGCTTTCAGCGTGACCACAGGGACTTCTTCCAACTTGCTGGCCTTGTATTTGGGCAAGGCGTCAAGCAACTTCTGCATCTGTTCATCGGTCGCCCGGTCTTCAATCTCAACCGCAAGGCCGACGGCTTCTTGCTCATCGTGCTTGTATGTTGAATCGTCGCGGGTGTCCACTTCCAGACCGTCAACCCGTGGCAGCATCAAGATGTCACGCAGCCAGTAGGAGAACGCTGTGGTTAGTGCGGCACTCACTGCCTTGTCAAGCGGGCGACCGTTGCCGGGAATTGCAGGGTATGTGACCTCTGCACAAAGGCAGTCTTCTTCGGCTTGCTGATCCGTCGCCAGAGCCACGCAGAAGTTGTTGATCACCATGCAACCCAAGTCGGTTTGCTGGATTGACCACGACCGGCGGTAGGCCACAAGCCCTGCGTCGTGCAACGCCTTGCGGCAAGCCTTCAGCATGTCTTCGGCGCTGGTGTAGTTGTACCCGTGGTACTGGTTCTGCGAGCCTTTGCCCACGGCTTCCAATGATTGTTGTGCGGTCTTCAGGGCCGTCCACACGTTGGCCTTCCTCTCAGTTGTCATGGCTTACGCCTCCTTTGTGACAATGTTGAACTCGGATTTCGAGCCACCTTGAAGTGCGGCCCACTCTTTGATGATCGCTGCTGCAATCTGTCGCCCGCCACGGTAGTTGATCCCACGGCGTTCGGCTTCGTCAATCACTATGCGAATTGCTCGCTCGTCATTGATTTGGATGGTCAGTGGCATTTGCTTCATCTGACTTCCTCTCTTGGTTTTCATAGGCGGTCACAAAGTCTGCCGCCAGATCAGACGCGGATCGGATGTTCGGCGCGCTGCCGATTCGGATGTCGTCACCATTGAGCCTGTCACGAACGATCCATTCGTCAGCAGACTTCTCGATCACGATACGGTGAGGTGCATTCATCGGGTGAACTCCTTCAATGCTTTTTTGACCTTTGCCCAGTAGCGGTCAAGGTTCTCTTTTTTCTTGCCCGTAGCACGCAGGGCAGCAGGGCCGCCGTTGTGCATACGGGCCATGGCTTCGGCTTTGGTCATGTCTTCAGGGATGCGGTGCGGCTTGGCGTAGCGGGCCATGTACGACCGGAAGCAAAGCACGCTGGTGTCCAGATCAAAGACGGCATCAGGCCACTTGCCCTTGATTTTGCTGTCTGTGAAATAGGGCTTTCCGATCTGGAATGCGCCCGCGCTGGTATGGTTGTCGCCCCAGATTTCGCCAGTGCGGCAGTTGGTTTCGACCTTCCAGATGGCACGCTCGAGCGGTGTCATGTCGATGCTCAGGGCTACGGTTGCAATCAGTGTGGTGATCATGTCAGTTCCTTTCAGTTCGGCAGAGTCGCCGGATGCCCACCCCGAAGGGTGGGCGACCGGGGGCTGTGCGTTTATTGGTTTTCTTGAATCTCAATATCGAGTGTAAAAATCTCTTCAGCAATCTCGCTGAGTGCATCCCATTCGACTTTTTCGACTTCAGAAAAATCCTTGCGGCCATCTGCGTTTAAAAACTGGTCTACGAGTTTTTTGACCATTTCTTCTCGTTCTTGTTCAAGGGTGTTCATGTCAATTCCTTTCCGAGCGTTATTGCCCGATGTCCTATCATACACAGTCATCGTCACAATGCAAGTCGGTGATTAGACATTATCCAACATTTTTCAGACTTTTTTCCGATGATGCCTGTATGGCGAAATTCATGGGCTTTGAGAATGTAGAAACGTACACGGCCTACGACCGGCTGACACGGGATGCCCGCGTGTTCGCCGCTGAGTGCGTTCTACGGGCCAAGCAGCAGGACAATGGGCAAGCAGCCGCCGGGATGCAAGAAGCCCTCTCAGACGCCTTGTGGCAGGTTTGCAGCCACGGCTCAGGACGGGAACCCGAAGGCGTGGTCTTGCTGGCGATGGCCTTGCTGGAACACTCAGTGCAGCAGATGGCCCACGGCGAGTTGCTTGTGGCGTTGCACTGGCACTTCGTCGGGCAGAAGCCCGGTGATCAGTTGGAACTCTTCAGCCAAGGCTGATCGTGCTGCCGACGGAAAACGAGGCGTCACCGCCAAGCATGCTGATCGGGTTGGACACGGTGGCGTTGTTCAAGGCCGAGTCAAGCAGCAAGCGACCGCCGCTGTAATTGTTGACGGTCGTGATCGTGTACCCAGCCGTTTCATTGTCGCGGCTGCTGAATACACCGTCATAGATGTTGAGCGTGGTGACTGTCCCGCTGCTGCGGTAGTCCACCGATCCGCCAGTGTCAATCGTGATGGTTGGGAACGCTGCACTACCACTGGTCTGCACCGTGCCACCAAGCACGTTCGCCGTACCGCTGATCGTCGATGCACACTCAATCGTGCCTTCACTTGCGGTGATGTTTGCCAGCCCTGTGATGCTGCTCGACAACGCAATCGTGCCGGTGCTGTTGCCGTTCATCAGCACAGTGGTCACGGCTGCGGACGATCCGACCGTGACTGTGCCGTTCAATCGAGAAGCAAGCAGCGTTGTGATGGCGGTGCTGGCGTTGCCTTTGAGCGTCAAGAATGCGTCAGAGGCAGAACCGCCGGTGATCCTGAAGTCAGTCCAAGTGCCGGTGATGTACGCTTCGGTTCCACCTGATGCGAACTCGCAAAGCGGGCCGTCAAGGTCAAGCGATGTTGTGCTGTCACCAATCGTGCCGGTGAACCCTTCGCCAACTCTGAACGTGATACCAGTGAGGCCAGTTGCCGCACCGCCAATGGTGTCACTGCTGCTGTTGATGATCAGAGTGTCATCGTTGCTTGGTGCGGTTCCTCCCCAGTTGGCTGCTGTTGTGAATGTCTTGGTCGTGGCTGACTCGCCGCCTGTCCAGATCAAAGTGTTTGGCATCAGTCAGAATCCTTTGCTGGCATCAATTCGTTGAGCCGTTCTTGCCTTTGCTTGCAGCCACAGCCTTTCGGCTTCAATCGCCGCAGCGGTGTCTTGTTGATATATCGGGCAACCTTGTCACCCAGTCCACCAATGGAATCACGGCCCGCGTCTTTGCAGGCTGCACATTCTTCTTCGGTCGGGCGCTCGTGCCGGTTGAGACCGCACATGCGTTGCCGGTGATAGATTGTCAGATGTTTACAACTCAAGACAGAGTCACCTCTGGTGGGGGTAGTTTGTCGGGTTGACCGAAGCCACCAAGGTTGAAGACTTGTGTGACGCCAGAAGGTAGCCCATCTGTCAGCCTGTGATATCCGCCAACGATCGGGTTGGTCATGCTTTGCAAACGCAATAAACCTGCATTAGTTCCCCACGCAAGTACTGGAACCGAGGTGGTTGGGAAAGCCTCAACACCTCTTGCAGCGTTGTTGGTTGAGTTGGTGCTGATCATTATGTCTTGCCGGATGAAACCAATGTGCGCATCCATCATGCTGTGCGTGTAGTTGTGATCCAAAGCGAATGCGCCTTTGTATGATCCAGCAGACGAATCTTGATTCGTGGTGGGTGTTGTCGTTGGGGGGAACTGTCGCATCCCTGCCACTTTGCCGGAAACCCCTGCAATATCACCCAAGTCTGGTGCGTAGGTGACATCTTGCATAACGTCACCAACCCGACGTTTGTGAGGTACGAAGTCAGACTTTGGTGTTGTGGAAAACGCAACGTTTGTCCGCAGGATGCCTTGCAGATTTGAGCCTTCGCCAATAGCAAGTTGCGCATCACCAACTGAAGATGATTGGCCTCCAAAATTTTCTTCTTTGCCTAAGGAAAAGTAGTAGAAAGGGATTGAAGGTGCTGAAATGGTTCGAGTGATTCCAGCACCACCATCAGTCCGCACGAATGGTCGCACAGCCCGATACCCAAACTTGATGTAGTCAGAGTCTTCTGGATCCTGATCGTCAAAGCCCGTGACTACAAGAACGCCATCTTCGAGTTCCACGGTCGGGTTTGAAGCACCACCGGCTACAAACTTTTCATATGTCTTGTTTATTGTGTACGTTTCAAGGGGACTGCTTGAAGATGTGGCTCGGAACTTATAGACGAACTCAAGAGTGATGCTGTCAGGGAACTGCTGCGTAAAGTCAAAGAGCAAACCTTGGTGGGCAGCGCTGCCGTAGTACCGGCCTTGCTCTGGTTTGACGCATTCTTTTCGTGGGTTGTATCCGACCGAGAACGTGACTGCATCGCCGTTGAAGTCGGTGCTTGATCGTTGCTGCACAAGGGCTGGAGTGTCAGAGAACTCTTGCGGCAAGAAGAAGAACCCACCATCTTGCACCTGATCAATCAGGTCATCAGATGCCGAACCCGGCAGACCCCACACGATCCTTGTACCACCAACCTCGGCTAATCCTTGGAAGTCAACCCGGCGACCGCCTTGCTTGATCCGCCAGCCTCGATGTCGGAGCGAGAATATCTTGCCCAAGTTTGTGCCGCCCGTGATGTCATTGTCAGGCCACCAGACCGTGGGGTTGGAGTCGTTCCACACGAACCTAGGATTATCACCGACCGTGATTGGCTGACCGAACGATGAAGCGCTGCCACCCTCGTACAAGACGAAGCCCGGCGAAACCTCTACAACGTCATTGAGGTCAACCCACCAAGACAGGTTGCCGACGAGTATGCACTGCTCAGGGATCGCAATGACTGGCTGAACCTCGATGTACCGGATAGGTGCAGCAGGGAAGTCGCAGCAGCAACGTCGCTTGAGGTTCATTAGTCGCAGACACCATCAAACTTGATGGCTGAGTAGAACATGCCAATGATCGGGTGCTGCCGGTTGTTGCCTGTTCCCGGATCTTCGTCAACAACACATCGAAGCAGAGACAGCATGACAATCGGCCCAACTGTGGTGTGGACTGTATCCACGATCCCGCTGCCGCTGACCGGGTCATCACGATGCACCGATGGCATCACCGCCACGCGCTCGGGGTAGCCTTCGAGATTGACACCCAGCATCGAACTGTTGCGGTCTGAGGGCTGCCCAAGTTCGCTGCCGTTGATGGCAGGAATGAACGTGTCGTCACCGGGTGTGCCGCTCGTCCTTGCACCAGTTGGCACGGTGACAGTCACGCCATCGTTGATCGTGAACTTTAGTTCTACTTCTGACCAGCGGTAGTAGTAGAACCGGCTTGGGTTTGTGAATGACTGTTCACTTGGGTTGATCAAGTTGTACCCGGTGATTTGGGCCGGGAAGGTCACGATGCCTTGGTCATCATCCCTGCTTGGCGGTCGTTTGCCTTGTGACTCTTCCGTTTCATAGATCGACTCGGACATCCGACGCCACACATCTGGCGTGAACTTGCCAAGCCCTTGCGTGATGGGTGGTATGTTGCCACTCACAGACGGATACCCAAAAGCCTGAAGTCGAACTTCCGTGGGAACGGTTGCACCCAGTTCACAAAGAATGCGTGCCGTGCATAACCAGCAGGAGCACCCGTCACATCACCACCAAGTTGCACCTTGCCTTGTCGTGAAGCACTGATTTGTGCCACTTGGATTCGGTGATAAAACTCGTCAAAGGCAATCGTGTGCTTGATTGCATACCGTGTGCCAAACTCTGTGTCACCGAGGTACTGCGTTTGAGCGCCAAGGTAGACCAGCGTGCCTTCTGGCGCACCCAAGAACTTGCCCTGATTGCGTCGGCCTGCGTATTGCAGCAACGATGCGAGATACGATCCAGCCCTTGCTGGGTCGGTCACAATCTCGATGTCAACGACTAGTTTGGCTTCACGCACAAGTACGCTGGTCGGCTTGCCACCAGAATCGACAGGTGTGCCGCCAATGTCTGGTTGTGATGCCAATGGCAAAAGTGTAAAGCCTGCGTCGGCTGGATTGACAAACGGCGAGAAGTCTGCACCAGCATCTTCTGAGGTTCTGTATACATCGCGGAACTTGGCATCAATGGCAAGGTTCCACTTCTGCGAGAACTGTTCAATATCAGTCGAAGGCTCACCAAGCAACTGCTGTGTCTCGTACTCGAACACCACACGCCAGACGAGCGGGTTGTCAACGTCACGCTTGGACTCCACACGCACAGCCACCAGCGTCGGGTAGTCCGGGTGCGGATCGCCCATACGAACACGGGTGAACCGGATGGCTTGGTAGTCGGTGTCGAGTTCGCCAGCCGTATCGGATGACACCACGAACCGTCGCTTGGTCGTACTCTTCGGCTCCTTCGAGTCGATGATCAGACCGCCACTGTCTTTGACTTCGTTGCTTGTGATCGTCATGCGAATGCTGTCCCTTGTCCAGATACCAGTTGACCAAGAAGGCGGTTGGCCTCTTCGAGCAGACTAACTTGTGCGTTCTCTGCCGGTGATGATTGCGGGACGGTAGCAGAACTCTTGGCGATTGAAGCAGCAGTCTTGAACGCACCGATGGCGGTCGTGCCGCCGACTGTTGCGGAGATTGACTTCTGCAACACTTCTTGCTTTTTCAGTTCGATGGTTTGATCTTTGACGGCCTGCAACGCTTTGATCTGAGCATCAAGCGTGCTGGCAATATTGTTGAACCCTGCTGACTCAAGTGAGTTCCTTTGAGCAATCAGAAGATTGATTTGGTCTTCGATTGCCAACTCTTCTTTTCTGATGTCACGCAAGTCTGCTTCATCTTCTTTGCCCACCAAACGCAGGGCTTGACTCTCAAGATCAAGTTTGACTTGTTGTGCTTGAACACCAAGGCTAGTAGCGCGCAACGACAATTCTGCTTCAAGTTCTCGTCTTGCTTCTTGCGCAAGTTGAAGCCTTGTTTCAAGGTCTGTGATTTCATCAAGTACGTCTTGCCTGCTGGTTCTTATTGTGCCACCCGGCCCGACAAATTCACCACCGGCTGCCCCTGACTGAAGCCGCCGTTCTGCATCTCTAATCTGCCGCTCTAGGTCTGCAATATTCTTCTCAGTACCAGCCTCAAAGCGTGCAGATGAAAAAGCGTCAGCAAGGCTGAATCCAACCCCCAAGATTTGACCAAGCACAGGCGTGTTCTTTGCCGTGCTACGAAGCAATCGCTCGAAAGACTCGAGTGAATCTCTTGATCTGCCTACTTCGTTTCCTACTTCTTGAAAGGCTTTTGCAATACCACCAACGATCGTGGCGACTGCGGTAAAGCCAGCGACAACTCCAAGGGCTGCTGATATCTGAGACTGGAACTGCTGAACTTTGCCGGTCGCCTCAAGGAAACCACCGCCTGCTGCATCACTCGCGGTGTTGGTGGTGCGAGTCAGTTGCTTGAGTTTGTCATCAGTCTTTTTGACTTGCTGTTCGGCTTTTCTCAAGCCTTCGGTCAGCGGCTTGTTGTCAGCCGTGATCTCAACATTCAGAGAGCCTGCTTTGATATCAGCCATGTGTCACCTCATCTTTGCAAACGCCTCGACTTGCTCCAGTAGGCCGTTCCATTCTGGCAGCGTTAGTTCTATCGGCTCGCCAACGCCGGGGAAGAAGTGGGCAATGTACGCCCGCTCTTTCGTCCAGTCCCGGTGAACCAGACTCACGCCCGGCCTCACGCTTGATTGTTGGCAACGATCTCCTCTGCATCTGGATCAATCTCTTCTGCCTGCTCGTCGTTAGATTCTTCCCACGGGTTCCAAAGCCCGCAGACGGCAGCCGAAGCAGATGCAAGAGCAACCAAGTCATCAACCGCGTCAAGTACGTCAGGCTCTTTGTTGGCTCCTTCAAGGGCTGCTGCAACGAACATCCTTGCACCAAGTTCGGTGTACGCCTGCCGCTTGACTTCTGTGCCTTGATCCCACGCCGCCCGAAGTTGTGCCACCTCAGCCATCGTCTGCTTGTTGTCCATTCCAACGGCACGGCAATCATCAATACATTCTTTCCGGCGAGTCTCGAAGATCCGGTGGCCTACCTCGTGGATCTGTCGTACGGTCAGACGCGGCACAATGAACTCTTGCCCATCCAACGTGATCGTGACTTCCTTGTTCATGCTGTTCCTCTCAGGTTAGGCGGCAGCGAGACTGTGGATTCAGTCCAGTCCCGCCGCCGCTTGGTTTCAATACTGACCAGACGGTTGATGTCGTTGGTCAAACGATAGAGCGAGATAGCACAACGCTGTGCTTCCTCAAGTGTTTCTGCGGAGCAGCCGCACTTCCTCGTGATGATCTTGCCGGTCTTCAGCCCTTTGAACTGCACAACCGAGACCCAATCATCAGGCGACTTCCTTGCCATGCTTAGGTTTCATCCCAAGTCAAGGTGATGTCACCAGTGAACTCGCCGTCAACACTGATCGAGGCATCACCGCCTTGCGTGCTGGTGGGTGACACGTTGCCAATGACAGCAGTACCAGACCACTGGCTCAAGGTCTTGGTGGTCGATCCGGTTTGCAAAGTCACAGCCTCACCAGCCTTGCTGAAGTTCAGCACATCTGTTGAGGTTGGCATTGGCTCGGTTGTGCCTGCGTTGTCTTGCATGATGCCAGAAGCAGAGAATGTGCCGGACATCAAGCCGCCACGCTTCTGTGCGAACGAATCAGCAAACGACGTGACATCAGAGACAACCTGCGAGAAGGTTGCTGACCAAGTGTTGAAGAGGATGTTGTGGTTCGCAACGGTGCATTGACCATCGGATCCGGTGATACGGTTTGCCATGTGTTGGCTCCTTAGGTGACGGCCCCAGTGCGAAGCCTGAACTCAGTGATGACTCTAAGGTACTCGCCCTCGACTGAGCGAATACCGTCGTTGGTACATTCGATTTTCGCACGCCCGTGGTTGTCGATGCTTGGCGTGCTGTTATTCATAAGCGCAAGCAGTTTGGTTTGGATGCCGCCGAGGGCTGTCATACCGTCCTGCTTCCTGTTGTAAATATCGACTTGGAACAGATAGTCCTTGATTGTGCTGCCGTTGAACGTCTGCTCAAACGGTGCGCTGATCAGTTGGAACGTGGACAGCGGCACGGCTTCCATGCTTGGGGCTTCCTGCTCGTAGATCCGACCGCCAACGGCTGTATGGAACGAGCCGCCACTGGTGTCGCTGATCAGTTGCGTGTAGAACGCTTTTACAACGTCTTGGCTCATCGTCCACCTCGCTGTGCCGCGAACTTCTTGAATACGTCATTGGCAGCATTGATGGCGGCTTTACGCATCTCTTTGACATTGTTGTTCAGCGAGTCACGCATGTACGGTCTGGCTGCTTGGTTGATCACGCGGCCCTTGCTGTCTGAACCAACGAACCCGAACTCAAGCCGAGCCGCGTAGACCAGCGATGTGCCAACGCGCACAAATGGCTTTTTGCCTTTATTGTTTCGATCATCAACTTGGATGCTTTGACCAAGTGTGCCAAGATTCCGATACGGGCCAGCAGGTGCAACTGATGGTGGGTTCGGTGGCCTTGATGACTTGAGGTTGAGACGCTCCTTGATCTCTGTTTGCAGCAGTGTGCCCGCTGCGAACACTGCACCAGCCGCCATCTTCTCGCCAAGTTGCATCACCAGTTTGTTGTTGAACTGATAACTCATGCCACCGCCGTTGAATCTTCGGAGCAGTCAACCACAACGTGGGCAAGGGACGCAGCACCAGCAAACATGCCGGGCTTAATCACGCCGACCACTTCCAAGAACCGCACGCTGCTGTCTGCCGGATCGGTGAACTTCAGCCGGTTGGTTGGTGCGATGGTCACGCCTGCATCGAAGTACACGCGGTGCGTGATCACGAGTTCGTCACGACCGGCTTGCAAAGGCTCCGACGCTCCAGCAGGCTGAATGAACCCAGTGACGGTTGAGCCGTCCGAGTACGTCAGCACCGGGAAGCCTGACGCATCGTTCGCGGTTCCGGCGGTCTGAATGGTGATTGACACGCCATGCTTTGTGATGAGTTCGGTGACGCTCATGACTTCCTATCAATGAACTGGGCCAGAAGTTCTCTGATCCGCTCCGATGATCGGATGGGATCGGATGCACGGGTGTACGAGTATGAGCCGATTGACTCAGACTGCATGGTTGGGTTCTCGGCCTTGTTGCTGTAGGCGTACTGCACCAACTCAATGCAGGCTTGTGCAAGGTCAGCAGGTATCTCGGTCAAGCCGTCATACCCGGCATCGTATTCAACAAGGATGCCCGCGAAGGTTTCTGGCATCGGCAGACCTGCGTCAGTCCGCTTGCCAAAGAACAGCATGTCAGCAGAGTCAATGAACTCAAGCGTGGCACGGTCATCGTGGATCCGATACGGGATATCGTCGCGGTCAGGGAAGTAGATCTGTGCCGATGAGAGCATGACGTTCACGCCGCCAGTGCGGAACAGGTCTTGACTCAGGCAGTTGGTTGAGAGCGTGGCGTCATAGCCGGTCGTGGCGTTGATGTGGTTGACCAAGCCTTGTGCGGTTTCCTTGCCGCTGGCTGTGAACTCAAAGTGAGTTTCTGTCTTCGTGCCATCCGAAGCATGACGGGTCAAGTCAAGCCGGTTGTCTCGAACTTCAACGATGGCACGAAGGTCGGTTGAAGTGTCGCTGGTGACGGTGAACGCCAACTTGCTGCCGATGGCAACACGGGTCACGCTGATCACGGGGAAGTTGCGAAGCCGCAACCGCCGTTGCCCGGAGCCGTTGTATGACTCGCGGTATGACTGCTTTCTGAAGTTGCGGTCGCAGTACCGCTCGATACGAGTTGACTCTGCGTTGATCAGGCGTTCGATCAGGGCATCATCGCCGGATGTGCCAACCCCCATGTACGCCTTTGCATCAGCCAGAGATACGAGTGCGTTGTCAGCCAGAGCCATCAGCAGTCTCCTTTTCCCCCCTCAGCCCGGCAGCCACGAATGGACTGCCGGGCCTTTGAGAGGAAGGTCACGGGTGTGAGTGATCAGATGACCACAACGCGGCCTTGCCAGTCGGCGTCGGCTGCGGTGATTGGTCGCTGATCGTTGAGGGTAAACGCTGCAACATAGTTGCTGGACGAGGCAGGCCCGTCAAACGAGATGGTGATGTAGCGCTTCCGACCACGCAGGTCAACGAAGTACAAAGCACAGCCATCATCAGCGGCAACGTTGGTTGGAGAGGTGACGGTGCTGGACAAGTCAGTGCCGGAGATGTCGGCTTGACCAGATCCAGAAGCGTCGGACTCTTGCAACTTGAGTGCTGCCATAGCGCCATTCGACCCACCAGAGGTGAAGAACTGAATGACGAGATAGTCAGCGTTCAGGGTGTCAATCTCCTTGGTCGTTGCCGAAGCGTCAGACTCGGAGAAGTGTTTGAAGGTGATGTCTTGAAGTGAAATCATTTGGTATCAACCTTTCAATTAGGAAGCAGCCGTCTTGAGGGCAACGATAGCACCAGCGGCGCTGCTGTCACCAACATCGTGGCAGTTGATGTCAAAGCGAGTCGTACCACGAACACCGATTTGATCGGACTCGAAGTAGCGGTCTTCGCTCACGGCAATCTCGGTAGGCCGACGGTCGCCCATCGTGGTTCCGAGTTCGAGTGCGCCGAAGTAAGCACACAGTTGAGAGTTGGCTTGAGTCTTAGGCAAGACGTCAGCAAGCACGACTTCGTAGCCGAACAAGGAAGGCACAGCCACGCCACCAGCGAGTGTGAGGTTGGTGTTTCCGCCAGCGTCAGCGAGAAGATCCAGAACCACGGTGTGGTAGAACTGGGTGGACATGTACCACTTTGGTGTGCCTTGCGAGAAGACGTACTCAGGGGCCAGACCAACAGTGCCGGTGAAGTCAGCAAGAGTCAACTCAGAGTACTCGTTGCCAGAGCCGGTCTTTTGACCAGCAGAGCCAACAGCGTTCTTGAGTCCGACGATGCCGCCGTTGCCAGAACCACCATCACCGTTGAAGCCTGCTTCGTCTTCTGCGTTGGCAAAAGCACGGGCCACTTCGCCAGCCAAGAAGTCGCCAAGATTCACAACTGAATCTTCTGCCAACTCGCGGCTGTATCGGGTGAGGGTGGAAGCCTTACGGGCAACCAAGGACACTTGATCGAAGGAAGCATCGGTCTCGGTGATCGAGGAACCTTCACCAACGAACGAAGCGGTCAGGCCGCCAGCGATTCGGTTAATCAGCAAGGTGTCTCGGCTCATGTTCAAGACGCGGGTGTTCGCACGGAACTTGCCGAACTTGGCACGCAGGTCGATGATTGCTTGTTCAAGTTCGTCAGGAACCAAGAAGCCACCGAGTGAGTTGTTGCCTTCGCCGTGGGCTTTGATGCCGTAGCGGTCAGACACCCACTGTTGGGCAGACTTGTTGCCCATCGAACCCAAGAAGAACTGACCGATACCGTGTGCGGTTTCAGCGTCCTTCAAGTGCTTCAGATTGCCAGTGGCACTTGGAGCGGTCACGACAGGCGTAGCAGCGGCAACACGACGGCGACCTTCTGCGGCTTGCTTCTTGACCAGATCAGCGACAAGAGCGACAGCGGACTTGGCAGCCTTGTCCTCTTCTTTTTCATCTTCGGTCTTTACAGAAGCCTTCTCGACTTCTTCCTCAACCTCAGCACGCACAGCGTCGGCCTCGTC